TAGTAAACATCTATAACCAAAGTGGAGCAGATACAGAAGTAACAGAAACCAGCTCAGGCGATGGTGGTAAACAAATAGATATTATGATAAAATCATCTGTAGAAAAAAGTATAGGTAATGGAAGCTTAGATAAGGCATTTGTAACTAACTTTGGATTAAGCAGAAAGGGGTACTAAATGGCAGTAACATATCCAGCAACTTTACCACAAAATCCACAAAGAGGCGGTTATAACCGCGAACAGGTTTCTAATGTTATAAGCTCTAAAGTAGATGTAGGGGAAGCGAAAAAGCGCAGAAGATTTGCTATACCTATTTTTAACGAAAGCTGGAGCATGATACTAACAGCTACGCAGATACCTATTTTTACTTCATGGTTTGAAGATGATCTTAAAAGCGGTGTACTTAGGTTTGAGTATACAGATATCATAACAGACACTTTACAGGAGTTTAGAATACAGGAGATGTATAAGCTAGTACCTTATGGCTCATGTGGCGGTTATATGGTTACATTTAATGTAGAGAGATTACCATAATGCCTACAGCAGAATTTAAACAGGCTAGTAACGCTGTAGAGACTGAGGAGATATTTTTAATGCTCTTAGACTTTACACACCCAGAGATAGTAGAGCCTTTGTACTTTGTAAACAATACTGTAGAGATCATATCTAATGGCGTTACATACCAGCCTTACCCTTTTAGAGTTACTTTACCAGAAGATACAGAGGGCGTACTACCAGAAGTAAAGCTAACTATAGATAATGTAGATAGACAACTTACAGAAGCTATAAGAGGTTTTAACAATCCACCAGAAGTAACACTAAAAGTTATACTAGCATCTGCACCAGATACAGTAGAGATGCAGATAGATAACCTAAAACTAAGAAACATTAATTTTGATGCTTTTACTATATCTGGTGCGCTGATTATAGACAGTCCTATGTCTAGGAGATTTCCAGCAAGCAGATATAACCCTAAACAGTATCCAGCATTATTTTACAGGTAGGCAATTATGAGAGAATATCTAGGTATACAGTATGAAGATTTTGGACGAACTAAAAAAGGTTTGGACTGCTGGGGTTTATGCTGTATCATAGCTAAAGAAAAATTTGATTATGAACTACCAGCACTAAATGGTAAATATCTAAGCGCATCTAATGGCGCTAGCGTATCTGATCTGGTAGAGTTTGAAAAGCTGAAAGGGTGGCGCAAAGTCACAAAATATGAGGCTGGCGATATAGTAGTATTTAAAGTAGCTGGTTTTGCATGTCATGTAGGTACATATATAGGAGAGGGCAGATTTATACATATCTTAGCTGGCTCAGAAGTTACTATAGAAAATTTAGATAGTATTGTATGGAAAAAAAGACTAGATGGGGTGTATAGAAGATGAATAAAAATGTAATAGTAAAACCGCATGTATTTGACGATAGAGAAGCTTTAAAGTTTGAGTTATCAGATGGCGCTACTATTAATGATTTTATAAAAGAAGCTAATCTGCCTGTAGCTGTGCATGGACATATACGCGCCAGCATAAACGGCGTACCCTGTGTTATGGAAGAATTTGGTATACCTCTTAAAAAAGATGATTTGGTAAACATCTACATAGTACCACTAGGCGGTGGCGGTGGTAAATCTGTACTTAGATTAGTAGCTATGATAGCCATAGTAGCTGTAGCCCCTTATGCCATAGCTGGTATAGCTGGCTTAGGCGGTATCGCTTTTTCTTATGCTGGTTACTACGCGGCGGTTTTTGCTTTTACAGCTTTAGGGATGCTGGCGGTAAATGCTCTGATACCACCACCTAAACTAGATACAGGTAATTTTGCAAGCGCACCAGCTAGCGAGAATGTCTACACCATTACAGGACAAAGTAACAGAATGTCTCCTTATGGAGCTATACCAAGAGTATATGGTACGCACCTGTTTTTTCCTAGACTATGCGCACAGCCTTTAGTATGGAATAGTGGAAAAGACAGCTATATGACTGCTTTATACGACTATGGTTTTGCAGAGCTTGATATATCAGATACACGCATAGGCACTACATCTATAGATAACTTTGATACTAGAACTAACTACTTACCATCTACTAAAGGGGATGGACTTATATACTTTACTAAAAGAGTAGATATACAAAACATAGCAGTAGAGCTGAAATCAAATAACCAGATAATCAGAGAGACAGCATCACAAACAAAGACAGCAGAAGTAGAGATACAGATGCCTAGCGGTATAGTGGATATCGCAGATAATGGAGATTATAATAATGCTACAGCAGAGTTAGAGGTATCTTATAGAGTAGCTGGAAGTAGTGACGCTTTTACATCTACAAATATAGATGCTGTAGGTGCTGGCATACAAAAAGATCCACTAACCAAGATAGTAGATATCTTACTAAATGAAGTGCCTATAGTTACTTCATGGTTTTTTAGCAAAACATATACTTTACCCTCCACTACTACAATTACTGTAAACTCAGACCACGACCTAAAAGCTGGCGATAAGATATCCAATGTAGTAGAAAGTACAGGTTATCTATGGTGGGGTGGAGTTATCGGAGAGCGCAGAACTGTAATGCAAGATGTAAACGCTGGTAATGGTATAACTGTAGAGATAGATAAACCATTTACTACTTTTACAAGAACAGGGTTAAATACTGATCCAGCTACAAAATACTTTACTACTTCACAGGATAACTATACATCTAGTACAGTTAAAATCACAAATAACAGTACAGACAGCTTTACTGTTATAGTAAGGTTTGAGTTTCCTACAGTAGACAAATACGAGTTATCAGTAAAAAGAGTTACAGCAGACAGTACAGACAGCCAGCATATAGATACTACTACATGGAGCTTGCTCAGAAGTTTTGAGGATGATATAGTGCTAGACCTCGACACAGAACATGGTATTTTTGAGCTTAATCTAAGAGCTACAGAGCAGATAAACGGCGTAGTGGAAAATCTAAATGCTATATGTAGTTCTAAACTGAGTGCTGGTGCTATAGAAGATGCGCAAATAGACATGAACAGCTTTTTATCTTTTGCTAATTACTGTGATGAGATCGTAACCGTTACAAGAGAAACGGAAGATAGCTTTACACAAAAAAGACACACAGCCAATGTAGTAGTAACAAGTGAAACAACTGTAGCTGATTTGGTGCAGTCTATACTAAGTCAGTCGCGAGCCTCATTAAAGATAAGTGCTAATGGTAAATATGGCATACTTTATGATATAGCGCAGTCTACACCTGTACAACTCTTTACTACTAGAAACAGCAGTAATTTTTCAAGTGAAAGAAGTTACGCAGATATACCGCATGCTGTAAGGGTAAAATTTATAAACCCATTACAGAGCTACGAGACAGATGAAGTTATAGTGTATGCAGATGGTTATGATGTGCTTACTGCTGTAGAGTTTGAAGATGTGGAAACATTTGGTATTACAGATTACTATGAAGCGTGGAGACATGGGCGCTACACTATGGCGCAGATGATAGCATATCAAGAGATATTTACTATAGATGTAGACTTAGAACATCTGAGCGTACAGCGTGGCGAACTTGTAAGCGTACAAAATGATGTACCAAGAATAGGCGGTACACCTGTAAGAGTAAAACAGGTGCTAGATGGCGGTTTAACTATTGTAGTAAATGATGAGATTTTACATGATGGAATAAGTGAATATCATTACTTAGTAAGAGCAGATAATAATGATCTGCAAACAGGAGAAATAGACAGCGTAACAGGTGGAACTACTATTGTGCTTACTGTAGCTAATCCTAATATTATAGAGGGCGATTTATTTGTATATGGCTTTAAAGACTTTGTAACAAAAGACTATATAGTAAACTCTATAATGCCACAGACTGATCTGAAAGCCAGACTGAGACTTACGCCATATAATGCAGATGTATATACAGCAGATACAGGAACTATGCCAGATTATGAAAGCGGAATAGCACCAGAGTTAAGCGGAGATTGTAGGGTAGCTATAGAAGATTTTACACTAGAATATAATGTTGCTTATATAAGTAGATTGCCTGTACCTACATTTACTTTAGATTGGAGTGTATCGGCTAATGCTACTGTAAAACAGTATCTAATAGAGTACGCATCTATTGGTATAAATGGTACTGATTATCTGGTAGCCGGCTATACCGCTGATACAAACTTTTTATTTCAATTAGGTAACTTAGTAGATAACCCAGCTCTTGCAAATAACGATATAGTGTTTAGGGTTACTGCTGTAGCTACTACTGATGCACTTTGTATACCATCTGCACCATTATCTGTAAAAATAACACCAGATACTACACCGCCAGCTAATGTAGAGTTTTTTAATGTAAACATAGTGGATGAGACTTTAAACTTAACATGGAAAGAAGTTGTGCAAGAAGATGTGTCTTTTTATGTTATAAAGTACAGTGCATCTATTGATCCATTAGTGGCTACATGGGAGCGCTCAGTATTGCTTACTGATGCCATAAGCTACGATACATTAAGACACACTACAAATGCGCGTAAAGGTACTTAC